CGTAAAATAATCCAAGGTTAATTACCTTGGCTTGTGATCTTGGTATCTGTGCCATGTCTGCAACGATTTGATGAAAGTCTGTTGTTGAATCATTATTATATGCATCCACAACATCGTATACCGATGGAAACTTATACAACGAAGCATAGTGCACTACGAGTCTTGGTTCTTGTTGAGAGTAATCAAAACAACCCCACGTACAACCTTCATCAGGTAAGAACAGAGAACGTATCATAGGTCCTAGATCCTTGTTTCTTGCCGGTAGTTGTTGAAGGTTAGGGTTACTGTATGAAAATCTTCCCGTAACGGTGCCTCCTTGGTCTGATCTTATTTGATTTATGTCTGCATGGATTCTACCTTTGTGCTCGTATCTAATGATTGTATCAATAAAGGTAGTGTGAGCCTTGTTTATCTCTCTAGCTTTTGCTATCTTATTTACTAACGGATGTTTATGTTCTTGAAGAAAATTTTTTGTAAAAGAAGGGGCTTGTGATTTTTCAGTTCTTTCGTAAGGTAAACTTAGTTTATCAAAAACTTTGGCAATACTACGGGCTGCCCATATTTGAGTTTCTATTCCTGTTTCTTTTTTTACTTCTAGGAGTAAGTTTTCTTCTTGCGATGCTAACTGTTTCTTTAATATATGAGCGCGTTGAACATCGACTCTAACTCCTTTAAATTTCATATCTACTAGACAAGGAAATAAATCTGTTTCTAAATTAAAAATAGATTCTATGTCCTGATGAATAATTTCTTTTTTCATCATTTGCCAAAGTTCTAAAGTAAGTTCTGCATCTTTCTCTGCGTAGGCTCCAACTTCCATCGCAGGTAGTTGCCACATATCTGCTTTAGGATCGAGTCCTCTAGACTTAGCGGCTTGAACTAATGCAACTTCAGATTTACCGTGACCTAAATAGTCCCAACCCAAAGCATTTAAACTATATTGAAATCTATTTTCGTCTACGAGAGATGCTGCAATCATAGTATCTACAATTAAACCGTTGATTTTTATACCTAATTTACGTATCCAACATACATCATACATTGCATTGTGAAATATTTTTATAGCATCACATGCCATAGTATCTTTAAACCATTCTAAAGTTTTTTTACGATCCATGTTGGGACCTTCACCATGTGCGATTGGAAAATAAAATTTTCTACCTGGAACTGCAACAGCAATACCTACTACTTCTCCGTTACCAATAACAGATCCACTGCCTTTTGATTTTAAATCTGGGTCTCTAGTTTCTAAGTCAACAGCAATCTCATCGTACTGCCTTAAATCTGGATATTCTTCTGGCTCTATCCATTCAGTAGCAGCAATAAATTTAGGCATAATCATTCGTAATCCCTCGCAATAATCATATCTATATACTGTTTTGCTTTCTCTAAATCTTCTCTTTTATTTTTCTGTCTATGTCTACAAACATACTTAATAACATTGCCCTCGGCAAAAAGCAATTCGTTCTCACCTATAAACTGAGAGGGTTGAATTTTAAAATTTTTATAATGATTACCTCCAATTTGTTTACCCCACGTCATACTTTTAAATAAATCTTTGTGTGTCATAACTGATAACCATACCTTTCTATTTTTGCTCTCATTAAATATAAATTATTTTTAGCACGAGTTGCTCCCACATACCAAACTCTGTGCTCTTCATCTCTTTTTTTAGTATTGTTTTCGATTGATTGTCTAATTTTTTTTGCGTTATCTAGTATTAAAATAACATTTTCTTCTTCTCCACCCTTTGCTGCATGTATGGTAGATAAATATATTCTTGCAGGTTCTTTTAAATTTTCTTTGTTGGATAACATTAAACGAATATAATTTACCTGTTCTCTAGGTGCTTTTTCAAAAGCCTCAAACCAAGTTAAAGATTGATTCATGCTTTCACCTGTATATTCTTTAACATCTTTCATTTCATTTTCTGTAAGTTCTTCTCCCTTAGACCAACGAGTGTAGTTGATAATTGCTTTGTATAGTTTAACACTATAACTTTTACCTTTTTTTGTTTGATAATAAATACCACTAGATTCTAAATTTTTAATAACATCTCTCAACCGAGAAGTCGTTCTAGATAAGATCAACCATTTATTTTTTGTAAGATCCATTTGATTTATATCTGATATAGTATTAAGTTCTCCTTCTTCTTCTCTTGGTTCATATCTTTTATAAACTCTCAAACCTTGTATACGATTAATAATAGTTTTAGATATCTCTTGTACTTTTTTTGGTATACGATGAGATTGTGTTAAAAATATTTCTTTACCTCTTTCATTTATAAACCTGTCTACATCTGCACCAGCCCATTGATAAATAGCTTGGTCATCATCACCTGCTAGGTAAACATATTTTGATTTTGTTTTTAATAAATCATATAGTTTCCATTGTAGTGGAGATAAATCTTGTGCTTCATCAATAAACACAGCCTCAAACTCAGGACATACTTCTGGTTTTTCTACAAACTGATGAATCATATCATTAAAATCAATTAGATTATTTTTCTTTTTGTATTCTTTCAAATTAATTGCAATGTGATTCAAACAATCCCAACTCATATCTTCATTAAGATAATCTCCTGTTTGCCATTCTTCTTCAATACTTATGTCTTTATTCTTTGCTTTACCAATCAAACTAAAATAAGGGTTGTCACAAGTTAAATAATGAAATTGTTCTTGATTAAGTTTATCTTGATAGCTAACTCTTATGTTTAATATCTTACCTAAATCTTCGTAATGATAAGGTTGCATTACATTCTCTTCCTTTAGACCCAATGAATGAAAAGCAAATGAATGAAGAGTTTGAAAGTATTTTAATTTACTCTTAGGCATATTCATTCTTTCTTGAGCTTCTTTTGCTGCCTTCTTGGTAAATGCAAAGTAACCTATTTTATGTAGTGATATACCTTCATCGGTATAAAATTTTACAAAATTTAATAACTTGGTAGTCTTACCAGTGCCTGGAGGACCATAAACTTTATAAATCATAGTATGTTTTCTCTATCCTGCATTGGTATTATTTCTTCAGGAGATTCTTCTTTATGAAAATGCTCTATTGGAATTTTAACACAACGAATAGGTGGGTTAGATTTTTTTTCTGTATCTTTTTTAGGATATCTTTTATTTTTTCCAAACTCTGCTTTAAATTTTTTCTGCATTAATCTACCAGTTCTGTCTTCTTTCATCTTCCATTCTTTATTTTTCAAAAGTCTAAAGAAAAAATCTGAAGTAAAATAAGCATATTCTTCTTCTATTAATACTGCACCACTTTGAAAAGAAGCATGGCTTGTTGCAGAGGTACCATTGTATAAATAATCTGTTATATATTTATGTAGCTGCTCTTCAGGACTAGTACCAGAAGGTGGTTTATGTTCTGTTACTGTTTTAAACAAAGCTGATTGTATCTCATGAAAATCACTACCTTTAATAATAGGAACAACAATATGTGCTTGCTCCATCATAATACCTTTTAACTCTCTTTGATCTCTTAACTTAGTAATATTATTTGCATGAACTTCAACCGATTCTCCACCAGGTTGTTCCACTGTAAAATACCATTCTGGATTTGGTTTATAATTTATCTTAGTAAGATTACTTAACATAGGCCACTTTAATTTTGTATCCGATGCAATACCATATAATCTTTTTACACAAACAGATTTAATACATCTACTACGAATAGGATCTTCATTGCAGGTATGTCCTTTGGTATCTTTACTCCAAGCTCTTATTTTTGCTTCTACTGCCTTGTCATCCCAAGTGTCATCATAGATAAAATAATTTCTAGCTGCTTCTTTTACTTTCTTGTGCCAGTCATCTTTGTATTTTTTTTTCGCAAAAACCATATAATTATATAGAAAACGATCCCTGCCGTCATCAAATTTATTTTTACTCATAGCTTGCAAACAAGGTGGACCATCTATAAACTCTTCTGCCCCTCCAATTAACTCTTCTTTAACTAATGAGTTTGCAAAATCTTCTAGATCTTTTTCTGTTTTTTTATTAACCTCTACTACTTTTAAAAATTCTTCAAATGTAAATTCGTTTCCGTCATGTGGATTAATAGCAACTCTTTCTGTTTTATTGTAGTAAGGCAAGTTAATAAAATTACCGTTAGTTGGTTTTCCATCTTCTGATGTACCTAACTCAGTTTGTTTAGGAAATATTTCTGTAGTTGATTCTAATTTAAAAACAAATAATAATTTATCTAAGAAATTTCTAACGGAACTTGCTTTAACTTTTTCTTTTAAAAATACATACAAATGCAAACCATTGCTTTTTGATTTTACAGGTATGATTGGAATTTTATTTTCAACAATAATATCTAAATATTTTTTAATATTAAAATCTTCATATTTTTCTGGGTCTATATCAATAGCAGCAAATTTAACCATGCCTTCATCATTACAAGGTTGAATACCAATAGATTTTTTACCTTCTAAATGATCTCTATAATCTTGACTGGTAATAGGGTTTTGAGACCAACCATAATCTCCTGGTTTAAATTTTATTTTACCAGTATCTTTATCTTTAAAACCATTTTTTATATTACAGTATCCATAGTTACGCTCTAGGCCTGTAAATATCTCTATAAATTTACTCTCCATACTATCTTTCTGTGTGGGTGATTTTCACCACCCACAATATTATTTGTTTTAAAGGATGCTGTTCTCTGGCTTATCAGAAGTTTCACCATGCTTAACCTTAACGTCTCCACTAGAAACACTTTCGGAAAAACTTTTAGCTTTCTGATATGAAGTTGCATCCTGTACAGGACCAACTTTACTAACTTCCCAACCAAACCACGTTCCTTTATCATTAGACTGCTGTACAGTCTTTAGATTATAAATGTGGCTAAAAGATGCCGGATTATATAATCCGTTTTTACCTTTTAGTTGGATTTGAGCCATCATCGTATTCCATTTTCTACTAATTTTTAGTTGAGTAGATTTCATGGATATAAGAGCGGTGGAGGGTGTATCTCCTAACGTTATCACAAAATGACTTGCAGTCTTTTCAATATAATTACCATTTTGTAATCTATCTTTATAGTCTGCTCCTCTGGTTGTTTGTGATAATATATCACTTGATGAAGGATGTATTTGAACAGGAGCACCAGGACCTTCGCCTCTGTCTCTCCATTCAATGTATTCCAATTTATAATGACATGGCATTACATTTAATCCTTTTGTACCATCAAATAATTCTGAAGTAACAGAGTTGTAAATCATGCCAGGTTCTGCACCTTCAACATATTTACCATCTCTTTTATTTACTTCAGGAGATAGTTGTCCTAAGATTTTTAAGAAAGGTAATGCTAAATCATCTTGTCCTAATTCTCCTAGACCTTTGCCTGCGTCTGCCTCAAATATATTTGTAGACAAAGCACCTGCTTCTTCTTTTTTTACTACTTCTTCGTTCATGTTTATTGTTTCCTTGTTATTTTGGTTCGGTTTCCTGCGAACACGTTAAATAGTTCCGTGGGCATATCTTGTCCAGACTCGATACGCTCACGGACTAATGCTTTGAGAGTCATAGGCTCAACCTTTAATTTCTGGATTGGTTGATATCCACGCTCTGCTGCAAGGTCTGCATAACTGCTCGCCTTGTTATCTTCGTTGCGACCAAAAGAAACGGTGATTTCGTTTTTAATGATATCACCTAGGCCGTTATTTCGAAGCCAGTTAAATGCTTCTTCTTTCTTTGCTGCAGAAATAGAAGCACCATAGACGGGTTTAACTTCTATAGCTTCCCCATCTAATAATTTCATTGTACTGATATTCATTTCTTGCATCATCGTAGGAATGACTTCTCCAGAAATTAAATCAGCTTGTTTTTTTAAATTTTTTAAATTGTCTTCCGTAGAAGTTATTTGATCTTCTAAGTTTTTTAGTTTTAAAACTTGATCCGATAATTCTTTAGCATCATTGGCTAACGATATGGATTTAGTTTGGTCTTCCTCAAAGTTTATCTTGCTCATCTATATTACCTTTCTCGTATAAGTTTATCTGTATTGGATAGTATCTTCTTTCTTGTTTATCCCACTTCAAAAGTTTGTACTTTCCATTTGTTATATCTGATACAACAGAACATGCAACTCCTATGATTGCTGGATCTCCAGTCAATAATAAATAATCATCTGGTTGATAGTCTTTTAATAATTTTCTTAATTTAAAAACTAACGGACCTGGTGATAAAATAATTTGAGATGTCTCGGGTAATAAAACTTTTAACCTCCCAAATTCAGAAGCACCTATAATATTTATTTTAGGACGACCATCTCTTGTGCCTGGTACGTCTTGTAAAATATATACTAAATTTTCTGTCATAACTTTCTTGACACAGATATAAACTTTATTATATACTTGTCAATAGAAAGAAGAAAATAAAAATGATTAATTATAAGTTTAAAACAAAGCCATTTGCACATCAATTAAAAGCATTAGAATTGTCGTGGAAAAAAGAAGTATATGCCTATTTTATGGAAATGGGTACAGGTAAATCTAAAGTATTAATTGATAACATTGCTATGTTATATGACAATGGAAAAATTAATGGTGCCTTAATTATAGCACCTAAAGGTGTATATAAAAATTGGTATGATTCAGAAATACCTACTCACTTACCAGACCATATAGATAAAAAAGTAGTTCTTTGGCAAGCCAACATTAATGATAAACAACAAAAAAAATTAAATACCTTGTTTGAACCAGGAGAAGATTTACATATTCTTCTTATGAATGTAGAATCTTTTTCTACAAAAAAAGGTTTAGACTTTGCTATTAAATTTTTATCTTGTCATAAAAATATGATAGCCATAGATGAGTCTACTACGATTAAAAATCCTAGTGCTAAAAGAACTAAAAACATTCTAAGTCTTATTCCTTTTAGTAAATATAGAAGGATTTTAACAGGTTCACCCGTAACTAAATCACCTTTAGATCTATATACTCAATGCAAGTTCCTTGATCCGTGGTTATTAGGACACTCTTCTTACTACAGTTTTAGGACTCGTTATGCTCAAATGAGAACCGCTAATTTTGGTGGCAGGTCAGTACAAATTATTACCGGATATAAAAACCTATCCGAATTATCTGAAAAGCTACAACCCTTTTCTTATCGTGTATTAAAAGATGATTGTTTAGATTTACCTAAAAAAACATTTATGAAAAGAATTATACAACTAACTCCTGAGCAAGAAAAAGTGTACAGGCAAATGAAACAAATGGCTTTAGCAGAACTCAATGGTAAGGTTATTACCACTGCTACTGTTATGACTCAACTCATGAGACTACATCAAATAACCTGTGGTCATTTTAAATCAAATGATGGCACTGTTCAAAAATTAAAAAATGATAGAACCAATGAACTCATTAATATTATTAATGAGGTTAGTGGAAAGGTTGTAATATGGGCACATTGGAGAAACGATATAGAAACTATTATAGAACATCTTAAAAAAGAATACGGAGACAACTCTGTTGTTACTTACTATGGAGACACGACCCAAGATGAAAGACAAAATGCTATTAAACAAATGCAAGATCCAAACTCTACTGTTAGGTTTCTTGTAGGCACTCCACAAACAGGTGGCTATGGTATTACTTTAACGGCAGCATCTACTATGATCTATTATTCTAATGGTTATGATTTAGAGAAACGTCAACAGTCCGAAGCAAGGATTGATCG